ATCGCGCTCGTGACGCCCATGATGATCGGCTCTAAGTCGGGAAGCATCTGATTCCAAAGCCGCGCCAGGCTGGCTTGCACTGGAATCAAGACCATTCCGATTTGTCGGCTCAAGCGTCCGATCGAGTTTTCAAACTTGGAAATCGCCCCGAGATTCTCATCGGCCCGCTTGACGTTCTCGCCCTGGAAATCGCCCCATTGCTTGGTGAGCCAGTTGATGCGGGCTTGCACCGACATTTGTTTCCACGTCTTTGCTGTAATGTTCGAGGTATCGATCCCGTATTGCTGCAAAGCCTTTAATGGCCCGCCCTGGATTGCCTTGCCGACCGCGGTCGAGAGCTCGGCCATTTGCTCGGTCGAGGCGTTGATCCCCTTAGTGCCGACTAACACGTCGCCCAGGATCGGCATTAACTTCGCAACCTCGGCGGGACTGCGCCCGTACAAGGAAAGAGTTTCCAGGCTTTGCCGATACATGCCCGAGCTCAAGACGCCTTGCTTGCCGAGCTCTTCGGTCAGGTTTTTTGCCGCCTCGATATTGGCTTGTATCAAGGCGGGCGAGACCTTGTGCCGACGCATGTTGCGCTCCATGATCGACTCGATGCGTTGTTGCTGCGCCATGTAGTTTCTGGCGGCGTCAATCGCACCTCCAAACGCCTTTTTTAAGACGGCACCGATGCCGAATGCTGCGATCGCGGCGACCGCGCCCGCGGCGACGCCTAAGATCCATTTTTTAACGTTCGAGAATTGCTTGCCGACTTGGGTCGCGGTCTTGCCCAGGTCGCCGAATTTAGCTTTCGCCTTGTCGACCGAGCCCGCAAAGTTCGGCAATAACTTAGCGCCGATTGCGAAAATCGTTTCGTGGAAAAGCTTCGCCACTTTGTGTTTGCGCCTTCAATTCTCGCATTAAAGTTTCAAGCTCGGTCACGACTTCCATGAGCTCGTCAATTGGAAGCTCGGCCCAAAACTCGAAACTTGTATGTGTAGTAATCGCCAGACCCAAGGCAAGCCGCGTCAACGTCGTGGACGGGTCGCTCTCGGGTCCAAAGATTTTCCCAAAAACTGAAACACTACACCCGAAACCCGAAGCCAGTCGGTCGGGTGTAACGCGTCCAGTAACAAGAGCGGCACTTGAGCGGCTTCCGCGGCAACGACCGCCTGATAATCCTCGTCGTCGAGCGGCATCGGATTGAATGACGAATCGAGTCCGCGAAAAGTTTTCTTGATCGACTTCCATTGCTTGCGCCGAATGCCGATCAGGTTCAAGACCAGGCGCTCATAATGCTTGCCGTCAAAATCGATCGGGTGATCGAGCACGAGCTCGACGACCTCTTTGGTCGGATCGATAACATCCTCGGCGGCTGGCGCGCCGTTAGTCGGCTCGGGCGGCGTGACCGCCTCGACGCCGATGTCCTGGGGAATATTGATTCGGGCGGGGCCTGGAACGACCCCGCTCTCTGGCTGATTTGTTTCTTGTGTAGTTTCCATTTTGGTTTTTCTAGGAAGTGAGCCGCTTGGCGCGCCGCCGTTGCGCGCTTGTCGGATAAGTCCGCCCCTCGGCTCGCGCCTTTCTTAACGCCATTCGCGCCGCGGCTGGGCTCATGCGAGCCAGCGCCCGTTGCGACGCCCTCACCCGATCCCGTCTTCGTCGTGCTGCCATAAATCAGAGTCCGATTAGTTGTCGGATGCGACCGCCGAAATCGACGCCGCCGACCCGCGCAATAAAGTTTCCCTTGTCCAAGTTGAATTGCTCGACCCCGTCAAAGAGGATTCGGCAAGTGATTAGTTCGAGCTCGGTTGACGCGCCGCCCAAGGTCCCGACCTCAAGGTTGCCCAGGTTGAAGCTCTTCGGGACCGTGCCCAGGACATAGCGCCAGCCGCGGTGAATGATCTTGTTTTCGCTCGTGTCATGGTATTGATGCGCGGCCCAAATATCGAGGTTTGCGCCGTCCTGATAGATCGTATAAACCGCATCGTCGGTGACCGTGTGCCAGTTAATGGCAACGCTCGCCGCTTGCCAGTGGCATTGAACGGGCATGTCAATTTCCCCTGGAATGCCCGAGCCTTTCAGGGTCGCGGTAAGATTAGCCAAATTCGGCAAGGTACAGTCCGCGACCCCGAGTAAACGCCGCCCGTCTTTGAAAACACTATAATTCGAAACGTGGTTTGGAATTTGCATAATAAACCCCTTTCTAAGCCGCGGCGGCGGTCACGCCCTCCAGTCCTGGGAACAAACTGTTGAGGTATGACACGTTGAACTCAAGCCGGAACTCGATCCACTCGGCGGGCGGCGGTGGTGCAATCAACAAATGAAAGACCATGTGCCCCGCCAATAGTTCGGTTGTCGGGTTTTCGTCGTGCCGGAATTGGACCTCGGCCCCGAGGGTTGCGCCCTCGTTGTACAAGCTATTGAGCCAGGTCTGAAGACTCTCGGTAACCGAATCAATCAAGCGCCGATTCATCGGCTCATCGACCTTTTGCCACACGGTCAAAACGATCGTGTTGCCGATGTAGTCATAAGTGCGCCTGACACTGTGAAAGACATCTTTAATGTCACTCGATGCGGGATAAATTGCGGTGCGATTTCCCCAGGCGCGGTGTCCGCCGATAAAATTGATCGTGGTCACGATCCCCTGCGAATTCAGATAGTCCGCGTCAGGCTTCGGGACGATCATCTCGGACCCGTCCGCCAGTAAAACCTTGTTTATTCTCAGGTTCTTATTGCTGGCCGAAAAATAAGGAATGTCGCGCCCGCGGGTGATGTCCGTATGTTGCTGTAACGGGCCCCATTGCGAGCTGAAATTGAAGACTCGATCGGTGAGCCCGATCTTGGGCCAGAGGCAATCTTGGCGCTCGAAAACGATATTGTTTTGGTTTTTCCAGGCTGGGACATCGATCGCTTTCTTGACGACTGTCGTGTCGGCGTCAATTGCGCATCGGGCCTTGAAACATCCGTTGATCGATTCGGACTTGGCTTCCATGACCGCGGCGACCTCGGGGTCCTGGCTAAAGCCAGGCGCGAGAATAATGCCTGGCACGACGCCATAAAGCGGGAAAACTTCCTCGACTGTTTCCAGTCCTTCGCGCCCGCCTGTAATGAAATCGATCCCGCCAATTATGTCGGCCTTGGTGACAAGGCTCGGGTCGACCGTGTCGAACGTGAGCGCAAGTGCGGTGACCGTTGCGGCGATCTCGCCGTCGTCGTGAACGACTACGGTGACCGAGCCGTCGCGCCCGATTCGATAAGTCCAATCGGTGCCGCGCTCGTAAGTGTCAACGCCGCCCTCGCTTTTGACGACAATCGAATTTGGGACGACGCCCGATTCGAGCACGATCTCGCGGTTTTCATCGATTTGCTTGACCTCGCCGACGGTCGATGTCCGGTGCCGCCCAGGATCGAGGACGTTACAATAAACGACGGGACCGACCCCAAAGAGGACAAAAGCCGAATAGGCATGCTCGCATAGAGTGTATTTTGTCCACTCATTCGAGAATCCCATTTCAGACACAAACGCCTGATAGGTATTATAGAGACGCGGGCGGTTAACAAACTCGCCGCCGACCAGTTGAATCGGCGCGGTCCCGACCACAAAGTTAATTCCGCTCGCCGCCTTGATTGGCGAGATAATACTAGTCGGAATGTCCGACCAGGTGACGCCGTGTTTAAGAAGAGTCGTTGCGCTCATGATTCGATCCTTTGTTCGATCGCCTCAACGCCGATCGGAAACTCGCGTTTGACCTCGTGTTGATGTTTTGCCGCTTGCCACTTGTTGACTTCCTCGCATAGATCCCAGGCCCGACCCGTGTGCCGCTCGTATTGCATAAGCGCCGCGGCGGCGTTGCTCTTGCCTGGTTCCATGTTGAGCTCGACAAAGAGTTGCTTGATCGCGCGGCATTGCCCGAAAAAGGCGTTTAGGTATGGCGGAATTTGTTGCTTGTAGACCGCCCCGTGTAACAAGCCCGCACCGATTACATGCGGGCCGACATACATAAAACGCGGGACTTGCCCGCCCGCGCCTTGCTCAGTATTTGCTTGCATAGTTTGGAACGTTTACAGGCTCGACCCGAACCCGACGCAAGTCGGAAAGGTCGCGCGGTACGTGTGGGGTTTGGAGATTGGCCTCGTCGATATGAGACGGCAACGGCAATTGCCAGCGGGTCGTCATATCGGCAAACCAATAAGGAAAGGTGTCAATATCGGATAGCGACCAGTCGATCGGCACGACCAGGCTGAAAGCCTCGTCGATCACGCGGTCGCGGAAAAAGCCGTTTTGCAAGACGTTGATAATATTTAACAAGTCTTGGTATCCCTGGCGGGCTGGGTCCTGATCGTAAACACTAAGGGTCAAGGTCGCCGTGCATTGCTCGAACGGGCGCGAATCAATAAAGGTCGATTGACCCGTGTGCGCGCGGACGGCAATCCAGGGCGCTTGCGGCAATTTGGTCGTGTCATAAACGCCCGTGACCGTCTTAGGCGGGTAACCGCAAACGACCGTCGGCGGTACTTTCAAAGTTAACAAACGGGCTCGCTCTTCGGGGTCGGCTGGGATCTCTTCGGGCGGCTCAAGATTTAGTTGCACGTTGTCGAGCCGATAGGGTTCGAGCTCGCGCGTGATGTAATCGCGCAAGGTCCGCTCCAAAAATAACGCGTTAATGACTTTGATCATTTGCCAGCAAAGCGGGCGACTTGCCGCTCAAACTCAGTATCGAAAACCTCTTGCATCTTGCGCTCGATCGCGTCCTTGATCGGCGGCGGCG